TTTAGTGGTGGTGTTGTCCGCCTTAAACTCCTCAGCAGATGAGTCGTAATAGACGATGCTGTTGTTTACTTTACCCGCTCCATTAAAAACAAAGCCAGATGCTGCCGGACCTTGAGGCCCTGCAGTCGTGATGGAAACGGTGTTGGTTTTGGTGTCTTCAACGACTGTTGTCTTGCCGTCTGTTGTGACGTTGACCGCTGTCATGGCCTTGTGTACCCCTGCGAAACAAAGATAACGCCCTCCAAGTAATACTCACGCTTTTCGCTGCCGTCTTCCAACAGCACGTCGTAGTAAACCTCGTCAATAAAATCTTTGGTCTGAGCGTCCGTCAGGCTGATGGTCACCTTGCCATCAGTGCGGTCTGTGTACGCAATTGCAAAATCAGCTTGCTTGGTTGTCCGGTCTTTGTTCCATGCCTGTGCATAGACGGTGTAACCAGTCAGGTTGATCGCAGCATCGCTGCTGTCTTTAAACTGCAAAATCACGCTCCAATCACTGGCGCGTTGGAGAGTGAAATTGTAGGTTCCAGGACTGACAGCCATGACGCACCTCTTGGGGCAAGTCTACCCTTTTTAGGCGTATGGGCTATCGCCTAAAAGGCTGGTGTCCCAAGCTGCCTTCAGTTCGTCAGCGGTTTTTGCTGCGTCAATAGCTGCTGCCGCAGGTGCATCACGCAAGGCTTGCTTAGCGGTGACGATCGCAGCGGTGTCAGCACTGGTCTCCTGAGCGCGTTGGAACTCAAGATCTTTTGCCTGCAACAGAGGCAAGCGTGCTTCGCGGATGTTGTCGCGGTGGATGTCCTTTGCTTTGGACAGGTCAAGTCCGATTGGCATTTCAGCTCTCCGTGTAAGTCCAGGCGTTGCGGAATGAACGGTCGCTTGGCACGTCCGCTACATCCACAATTTGATAGGCCTTGCCATTCGGCACGTCTTTGCGGGCAATGGCTTCGACGCTGAGGCCGCAGTTGTCAGATGGAACGATGACAGACACGCCACCGTCGTCATTTGGATAGATGATGCGTTTGTCGCTCATGACAGAAACGTCAGTGGGTTAATTGTAACAAGAGCCGCAAGTGTGCTCATGATTGATTAGCTAGAAAAGGCGATAGCGCAAAAGAATGTTGCGTCCTGATTACTACCGCTGTTTTGGCCGCCTCGGCATTCCATTCGCGTATTTGAAGTTTGTATTCCTTCATTGTCACTGTCTGTATGGCCAATGCTAACGATAGACCCGTTATAGGTACCATCAGCCGTGCCGACTACAGAATAATTAATATTGGCAAAAGCGTTAGTATAATTAATTGTATATTGTCCAGTGCCAATATCAGTTATAGAGCTGACATTAAATGAACTTCTAATCGCAACCGTCCCCGTGCCGTTAAAATTCACCCACGCTTTAGCCGCGCCATCAATTGACAGGTTGCTAGTGCCACCGCTGGCGTCCTTGATGTTGTTGACTTTAAGTGTGCTCATTCTTACTCAAAGAAAAGGGCAGAAGCGTTTACGGGGTCAGTATCGGTTGTGCTTGCTGAAGTTATGATGGCACATGCAGAAGTGGTTTTAGTGGTTATTGAAGTACCACCGCTGCTTCTGGCGTCGAGGGATACAGCAATGGGTGTAAAATCAGTTGAAAAAGTATGCGCTCCGCCTGTCATTGTGTAGTTAGCACTAGCAAGCGCGTTGTTAAAGTTAACTGTAAATATGCCTGTTCCGCCGTCAGTTATTGAGCTGACATTGAAATTATTTATAATCCCAACTGTGCCATCGGCTTCAAAATTTACCCACGCCTTTGCCGTGCCAGAGGCAATCCCTGCAGGTGTCGAGCTGTTGTTGCCCGACGTGTCTTGGATAGTGGCGACTTTAAGTGTGCTCATCGATCAATTTCCAATAACAATTGCATTTACTAATTCACGATCCTGCACTTGTGATCCGCTGACGTTGCAGGTCATCACTCTAAACTTAGAGGTGGTCCGCAAAGTGCTGTAATTGTCCTCTCTGCCACCAGACAAAAAGAAGTCTTCCGCACCAGTGCTGCCTGTTTCACCAACAATGCCGCCAACTGCATAGTTGGCATCACTCATTGCGTTTGTGAAGTTTACGTCATAAGTTCCGCCGTCAACATCTGTGATCGAAGATATGTTGAAGCTAGACCTGATTGTAATTGAACCGGTGCCGTCGAAGTTAATCCACGCCTTAACAAGCTGACCGATCTCCGTGCCAGAGCTGTTCTTGAACGCCGGAGCACCGCTGCCCGTGTTCTGTAAGTTGGCTGCCTTGACTGTGCTCATCTCAAACCACCGTCCAAGTGGCCCCGGAACTTACTGTCACGGTAACACCGCTGGCAATACTTATTGGCCCCGCTGACATTGCGTTAAGAGTCCCAGTCAAAGTGAAATCTGTGTCGACCGATTGCTCGTTAGTGAAAAACACCTGATCCGATCCACCGCCAGTTGCCCCACCGCCAAGCTGGCCCCATGCTGACCCGCTGTATCCCTCATACCTAGACAGCGATGAGTTGTACCGGATCATCCCGTTGTTAGGGGTGCCCGGACGTTGTGCAGTCGTTCCAACCGGGAGATCAAGCACCCCAGTTCCGCTCAGCAATACGTTGCCGCCGAACGTCGCTGTCCCGGTAAAGGTCGGTGATGCAGCAAGTGCAAGGCCCAGATTTACTGAGCCAACGCCGCCAACAGCACTGACGTTGACGTAAGCGTTATTTGCGCCGTTTCTAATCTTGAGGGTGTCATCCCCCGTGTCCACATACCACTGGTGGGCAAAAGTGGTCGCTGGATCGGTTGAGTTGCTGTTGTTGGTGGCAATAGCCGACAACACATTATTCAAATCACCACGGAATGCCGACCCGCTTTGATTGGCTAATGAATAGTCATGAGTCGCCACGGGGCTTTACTGCGCTCTTTCTGACACTTTACCCGGCCTTGCCAAACCCGGTAGCCATGTAATCGAAGTTGCGGTCAACGATTGCGTCACTGCTGTTCTTGAATGTGACCGTAAAGCCGGTGCGCGAAATGCTGGACAACTCGAAGTAATCGCCTGTCGCCATGTTCTGAGGCGTGATGCCAATTGTGGGCAAGGCGCTATTCGCTCCACCAAGCGTGCTAGTGCCAGTAAAAAAGGCATTCGCAAAGGTCACGGCCTTGGCTGACGTGCCACTGGCGATAGTCGTAGAGCTTTGCTCTGTCCGTTGCTGCAGCTCAGCTACATAGCCCAGCTCATCCACCAGCACGTTTTGCGCTGTGTCGTCTGACGTGAGGATCACTTTGAATTGGAACGCCCGCGCTTTCAGGACGCCATTGGCCAGCGGCTGCCAAGCGGTGTAAGTGGGGCTGCTGCTTGGGTTGTCGTCAGTTCTTCGCACGTAAAGCTCAGCATTAACGTCATCAACCACAGCGCCATCAATATCCTCCCAACTGTCGATGTTTTCTGTTCTGTCATCCCAAGTGTCGCTTGGGTAGATGCCCCGCGAAACAATCCGACGCTCCAAGTCCAAGCTGTAGATCGCCTCAAGGTCCAAAGTGTCCGCAAATTGATATTCACCAGTCGCCTCCACATCGCCACCAGAGCTGGACAGAATCAAAGCGTCATAGGTTGAGTCGTATTCTGTATCCGTCTTTGTGCCGCTAAACGGCGTTGGTGAAATCTGATCTTCCCTTTGGCTGGCTACGCCGAAGAAAGTTTGCGCGACGGGCTTATCAACAATGATGCTGGCCTCTGTGGCGCTCTTTCTGCCGCCGTCATCCTCAAACTTGACCAGGTACTCACCTTCAATCAGCGGCACGGTTGCTTCTGTTGAGTTGCCTGCAATGGCTTGAATCAGATCTGTGCTGTTGCTCCATGTCGCACTGCCGTCAGTGAGGTTGTTGTGACGGATGTGAACTTTGCCGCTGACCTTCACATCAAGGTCAACAGCCTCGTCCCAGCGCAACCGAGCACTGTTGTAGCTCTGAGGCTCTAGCGACAAGTTGAGGACGTTGCCAGGGATTGCGGTCTTGCCTGCAAGCGTGAACGTCTGCGTTGTCGTGGGGCCTGTTTTGCCAACAAAGCTACGGGCAGTGATCTGCAGCTCAAAAGATCCGGCTTTCAAGCCTCTGACCTGTAACGACTGTGTTTGGGTTATTTCTTGCTCAAAGTTGTTTTCACCAAGACGATGCTTGACCACAAATTCTTGTACGTTCGTGACTGGGCTCTTCCAAGTAATGTCCACCCCGGTGCGGACTGTGCTGCCGTCTTCATACAGAAATTCAGTCACCGTGATGTCAGTAACTGCGTCAGGCGATGCTGAGATATTTGTAATGTCCCGCTGCGTGAGGTTTAGATCCTGCTCGACAGCGTTGTAGATGCTTTCGTTGTACTTGAGTGCAGTAACGCTGAACGCACCATCATCTCCCTCAGCAACCGACACGACACGGAATTGCTGCGATTGGATGTCAGTGGTTTGAATCAACCATGGTGCGTTAGCTGCAGGCGCTTCACTGAAGGCATCAGTGACTTTTACAGCGGTGCCATCAATAGTGTCGATGTCTCGCGTTTCAATTAAACCAGTTGGCAAGATCACTGAAACGGTGGGGCCATTGCCCGTGTTGACATCTAAATCAGTTTCACTGTCAATCGTTATCTGAGTAGTTGTGGCAGAAGAAACGCGGCCATTTCTGCGTGTTCCACTGCGTAATGGATCTGCAATGTCCACAACCATGCCAGGCCGCAAGACAATGCCTGAATCAATTCCAATCGAAAATGTGCAGGTTTCGTATAAATCTTGTTCACTCAGCAGTGTCCACTTTCCAAGTCTGTTGGCCTGTCCTTGCGAATAGCAACCGACTGCCTTGATGTCTTTGTTGTTGACGCCGTATTTTGAAACTGCGTTTTCGTCTTCAACATACTCAAAAGAGACTTCGCCCTGATCGTCATAGCTTTGATATGCGACGGTCGTGCAAGTGTGCCTACTGCGAAGCGACGAGCCAGAATAAGAAAATAACCCCTCAACAACATTTGATGGACCTAGTGCATACTGTGGATCAGATGGCTTGTCTTGCAACAGCACAAGCGATCCGGCGCCGTAGTACGAGATTCCTCTAAATATGCTGGTCATCTCTTGAATGACGTTGTAAACCTCCCTGCGAGTGTTGATCAAAAGATTGCAACTGAATCGCGGCTCTTCACCACCTTTGCCGTCATCGACCAATTCGTTGCAGTATTGACTGATGGCAAAGAAGTCATAACGATCAAGAGACGCTTCAGGCACACCTGCGCCGTAACGTGTATCTGTAAGCAGGTCCCACAGGCACCACGCTGGATCGTTTGTCCAAGTTGCTGCAGAAAAAGACCCGTTCCACACCCCGGAATATGTGATCCGTCCTGGGTGAGCGGTTGTGTCAACAGTTGCGTTGCTTGGAATGCGTACCTTGATGCCCCGGATTAAATACTTACGTTGCGGGATTGCGTTGAACTGCCGAGAGTCAAACCGCAAACCAACTAAGGCGCTGTTGGGGTAACGCAGCTTT